ATACAATCAGGTATACGGGTTCTGCTCAGACGAACGCTACAAAATACGGTTATACCGCCCACACGTACCGTCAGGTGGCAACATCGGCTACGTCAAACACGCAGCCTTCATGCTAGGTCTAGGCGAGATACTCGTTGAGTTAGACCACGATGACGAACTGACCCCCGATGCGCTGGCAGAAATTCAGGCAGCTTTTGAGCTTGACGTTGGTTTCGTTTACTCTGATTGCTGCGAACTGTTTGCTAACGGGGGGTCCGGCAAGTACCCGGAGGGCTGGGCATTTGGCTACGGCTCAGAGCATTGGGACGCGGAAAACAACATTTGGGTAATGCACGCTCCGCCGTTAAACCGTGTCACCCTGAGCCACATTGTTTCCGTCCCCAACCATGTCCGAGCTTGGCGGGCTGACGCTTATCGAGCGCTTGACGGGCATGATCCAAGTTTGCCAGTAGCTGACGATTACGATTTGATCGTCCGAACCGTTTTGGCGTACCCGGCGCACGCGATTTGCAAGATGCTTTACAAACAGCACATTGGCAGCCATACGGCGCAACGTAAGCAAAACGCCTTGATTCAACAACTTGTACCGCAAATACATGCCAAATACTCCAGTCTGCTTGATGCCAAATTTGGGCCATTGCCGGAACCCCGTATAAATAGTAGTCTTGACGTATGAATAAAGGCGAGCTAAGGACTGCTGTTAAAAACGTATTGGCGATCCCTAGTGCTGGCGACGGCCTAATCACGGACTCAATCGTTGATTTGGCAATTGCTCAGGCTCTCAACGTTCTTTGCACTACTCGAGATTGGCCTTGGCTAATGGCAAGCCAGCAGATAGCTTTTCCTGCAAACGTTGGTTACGCAGAATTGCCATGCGACTTTGTTCGCGCTAAAGAACTCTTAATCGACGACCACCCAATTCCCTTTGTCGACCTGAACCAGTTTCTTGACCCTAGCGAAGCTACCTACTCCTATATGTGGACGATTGTTGGAAGTCAGGTAAAGGTTAAACCCACCCCAACGACGCTTACTTTGGCGACAATGTATTATTACAAGGCGGAGCCCGAGCTCCAGGCCGACACTTCCGAACCATTGATTCCTTCGTTTTTGCAGCAATGGGTCATTGCTTACGCCAGCTACCTTTGCGCCATGCGTCGACAAGACGAGCGTACCGCTCAGGTTTACTTGGCTCAGTCGAACGATCTCCTGCTGCGCATGCGCGACGATGTGCGCCAAAAAACGGGTAGGCGCATCCAGGTTAACCGCCGCCTCGATTACGCAAACTGGAGATAAATGGTAAAGCGCATTGTCGAATGGGATGACTTTACTGGCGGCTATTACGTAGGTCCGTCGGCTACTCAGCAGCCCCGCAACACTTTCCAGGGTGACAACGTAACTGTCGCGATGGACGACGCAACCCTGATTCCCATGTATCAACCTGCCGTTACGACTTTGACTGGGACCGACGTGAGTTCCGGGAAGATAACTGCTGCTTGGACAAACGTAAGTGAGCCTGTTCAACTTAACGGCGTAATGTGCTTTGTTGCAAAAACTTCCGGTGCCGTTTACCTGTACGCAATTGCCGGTGGCACAGTAACTCGGCACACGTTATCTTCTGCCGGAACCGTTGCCGATTTTGTTGTTTCGCGCCCGGTAATGCTTACCGTTGATGGCAATGATGCTCAAACAAATGTCTACATTGCTGGTGGCACAAATAATATTATTGTGCAAAAACTAGACGCAAACGGAGCCTTGGTAAGCGGCGGTGCTTCAACTATCAATATTTCTTCGGTTGCGTCTGCCACTGGCATAACAAGGCTTGTCGGGCTTACTGTTTGGGGTGCGCGCATGATTGGCTGGGCTGCAAACAGCTATCTGTATTTTAGCGAAGCTTCGGCGTTTGCTACCGCATGGAGCGCAACTAATTACATTGTCATTGGTTACAACAACGATTCCATATCAAATGTTGTGGCGCGCAACTTTGATTTGCTCGTAGGCAAACCTTCCGGCTGGTATGTAGTTACCGGTGTCCTCAACTACAGCGCGGCAGTCCGTCAAGTCAATAACGGCATGGGCGTAATCCCGGGAGACCCAGTTAGCGAATGGAACAACCAGGTTATATTTAATACAGACACCGGCACGTACGGGTGGCCTGTCAACCTTTATACAATTAATGGCGCTCGAGTTCGTCCTGTAGCTTTCCAAAGATTTGCCGGGAATATCCAAAATATGAGCATCTCTAAAGGGCCCCTTGGAGTTCTCCAGGTTGGATTGGTGGACGATAACGAAACTACAATTAGTTGCATTTTGTGGTTGCTAAACCAGCAGGAGCGATGGAGCCGTGCCGTTATTCCTAGAGCTACAACTGCCTCTAGTGGCGAAACCCTTTATTTCCAACCAGCTTTGTCGATGCAGTCCCGCAGCGATGGATGGAAAAGCCCAAACTTGTCGATAATGGAAATCAAATACCCCTCAAGCGGCAACCCGGTTATTGCTATACACACTATGGCCGTCGCATCGTTTGAGCCCGGCGCTAAGACCGACGACACCCCAGCATCTGCCACGGTTCGACTTGTTGACTATATGAGCAAAGTACCGATTAGCGTAACTGATATCTACGTCGAGGTAGAACTTGCTCAGCTTTATAGTTCTTCAAACTATACCGGGACCGGGGTTTTGTCCTGCACGGTAAACATGAAGTATCCACTTGGAGACCTTCCAATAAGCGCTGGCAACGTTAGCTCCAGTACTTTGTCATACACCACAACCATTTCGACCATTCCTGGGACTGGCACGCGTTTCCTTGGCCGCATGTTCCGTTTCCGCCCCGACAATGCCGGACACGGTTATGGATTCGAAACTGAAATAACTTTCTCGGGCTGCAAGCTTAGGCGCGTGCTGGCCGTTACCGAAGATCACGTATGACCGAGAGGTTTAACGCCAACCAGGAGGAAATTGGTATATCTTCTTCCGGAGGGCCAGCCGGTTCCGGTCTTAATTTAACCACTCTTGGTGTTGGCCAAGGGTCTGGGCAAAACGCCACTTCCCAAGAAAATAACTCGAGCCTCAACTTTGAGTACACCTTGCGATGGGACGACATTTCTGAAAACTTGGCAAAACTTGGGAATAAAAAAAATCTTAATGATTTTGTTGACGATATGGAATTTCGCGACAGAATGGTTGAGGATTATCTCAGCAGCAACGTCGTTAACGGCATAGTGGCTGGTGCGGGGCTTTCTATTAACCGTGCCGCAGGCATTGTTACCGTTAGTTCTAATTCGACCAAAACATACAAGGTTGGAGACACCGGACCTGGCGGCGGAATCATTTTCTTTGTCGACAGGTTTGACGAGTATGCTGGTTTTACCTACCTTGAAGTTGCTCCTGCTAGCACCCAAGTGACTAGGACTTGGGCTACTGGCGCTAACCAAGGGGCCTCAGTTGCGGGGGCTGATTCAACAGCGCTTGGGTTTGGTACGTATAATACAACTGATATTACTTTGCAGGCTGGCAATGTCGCCGCTACTTGTGCCGCGGTATATTGCGATACGTTAACATCCGGCGGCCAGTCTGATTGGTATTTGCCTTCTATTGCCGAGCTAAAAATACTTTATGATGTTGCATTTTTGAATTTAGGCGGTGCAGGTTTTGTCCGCGATTATTACTGGAGTTCGACCGAAAACGCTGCGGGCAATGCAATAAGTAAAGATTTTTATACCGGGAGCGAGTTCATAAGTAATAAGTCGGACACGGTTTACGTGCGCCCTGTACGGCAGTTCTAACTAGGTGTATAGTTAATCGACAGAAAGAGACAACTATGGTTAAACTTCAGACAATCGCATTACGAGTAGCCGGAGTATTCGGCTCATCAGCCCTTGCTGCCGTTGCTGGTGGCGCTATTTTTGGGGTTGAACTATGGAAATCAGCAGCTATTGCGGGCGTTGTTAGCGCCTCCAAGGTGACTGAATCGTTGCTCCGCTCGTGGTCAGAAGATGGCGTTCTTACAAAAGAAGAAGTTGCCCAAGCGTTCTCCAAAGCTAAGTAAGTGGCTGCTCGCGTACGCGGGCGGATTGCTTATAATTATTGGCGTTCAGCCAGTCAAAGCTGAAAACTTAATAGTCACAGCACCTACAGATTATTGGTTCAATTATGATGTTCCGACTACCTTCACAGCCCGTACATACGAAGTACCGAACCACCCTTCAGACCCGCAACTTTGGCTCTATAACTCTGAAGGTGCCCTCATTGGGACCAACGACGACTGGTACGGTCTACAAAGTTTTCTTCGAGTCCAAGTAGAGCCAGGCTGGTACAGGCTTCGAGCTGGAGTTTGTTGCGGGCAACCTGATGTTTGGGGTCCAAATAGCAACTGGAACCTCGACTATCAATTAGAGATAAGTGGCTTTACCAATAGTCCAACGACTACTACATCTAGTACCGTCGAAGAAACAACCACAACATCTAGTACCACTACGACAACTACATCGACTACCACAACAACAACAACAACAACAACAACGACTACCACAACCACAACCGTCCCCGAAACAACCACGACCGCTGAGGCAACCACTACAACTGCTGCCCCAACAACCACGTCGACAACCACAACTAGCTCAACTACAACTACCACCGTTGCCCCGACTACCACTATTGCAGTACGTAGAACAACTACAACGGTTCCTGTCGAAACAACAACAACGACAATCCCAGCAACAACTACAACCGACAGGCCAAACACCACCGTTGCAGCCCCGACGACAACTACAACTGCCCCAATGCCTACGGGCGAGCAGGAAACAATTACTGCAGAGCAGGAAGCCAAGATCATCGAGTCTTTGTCGGACACGGCTTCCCCGGAACAAGTAGACGAAGCCATCCAGGCTATTTCAGAGAACCTGGATACTTTAACCGGGGAACAGCTGGATCAAATTGCCCTCGTAGTTAGTAACGCACCACCCAAAATTAAGAAACAATTTGAAAAAGAAATAAACATATTTGGTGGCGGTCTAGATAAATACGTCCCAACTGGCTCAACAATCCCCGTCGGCCAGCGCCGTACTTTGGTAATTGTTGGGGCTGTAATGACCGCGATGCCAGTATTAAGCGGAAGAAGAAAGTGATATTGTCAAGCTATGAATAAATACCTGGCTGCCATTTGCACTCTTATTGTGGCATGCTGTTCAAGCGCGTATATTATTATTACGTTGTCTGGACAGACGCGCACCCAGGCTTTGTGGATTACCGGAATTCTTTTGACCGCAACGGTCATCATAACGGCTATTGAGATGAAAGAGGACAATTAATGGCTACAGGAAAACAACCGTTCTTGCGCCGTTTGCGACTTGCCAAAGGCAAAAACAAGGGCATCCCCGCAGCAAGCGTTGTCATCCCTGACGGCTTTGAGAAGTTTCGCGAGAGCGGCTTACCCGAAAGCCATTTAATTAAGACCTCAATCGGTGGTCAGTTGTGGACCGAATGCGCTATTTATTTTGAGAACATGCTTGAGGCAGCACGAGCCGAAGGCATCACGTTTGCAAACATTGGCGCTTACCGCAGCCCCAAAGATGTTCTCAAGATGTTCCTCGATCGTTACGACAAGGTCGACAAAGGCCGCAAGCCACAGATTACCCGCACTTACAAGGGCGAGACTTGGTATCTCAAACCCGGCATGGCTCCATCCGCTTCTCCCGAGCGCGGCTCTCCACATCAATGGGGTATTGCAATAGACCTTGGCTCTAAAGTCAAAGGTCAGGTTGTTGGCTTGACCGAGAAAGCCCGGGTATGGCTTTTACAAAGACGACGGATCTGCCAACCCGGAACACGAGTGGTGGCATTGGCAATGGAGCGATCCAACGTGAACGCCGCTTGGGCCGCGATTGTTGTGGCAACTATCAGCGGTCCATTAATGTGGGTCTTGTATCGTTTGGATAAGCGAAACACAAGCCAGCACGGAGAAGCAGTTAAAATTATCCAAGAGGTAAAATTGAAAGTAAGCGATGTTCAAGATGATGTAAGAGATGTCAAGGGCGATATCCGTATCTTGAAGTCAGACGTGCGCGATTTGCAAAAGCCCAAATCAAAGAAATCTGCCAATGTCGACATCTAGTACTTACCTCAACTCTCTTATTACTCTTGCCAACCAAGCTGCTACAAACCGTAAGGCACAGATCGACCAGGACGTTAAGCTAGGAGCAAGCGGGACATTCTCTAAAGACGCTGCTGGCAATACCGTTTATACGCCCGGCACCGAAGGCAGCCTAGACATTGGCTACAAGCGAGCTACTGAATCTACCAACGCTGGCCTGGAGTCGCGCGGAATCATGCGAAGTGGTCAAGCTGCTTTGACTAAAGGTCGCCAGGCTTCTGATTACCAAACTGCCGTAATGAACCTCTTTAACAAAGGCGAGCGGATGAAGGGTGATGTCGATACGTCGAACGCCCTCAAGATTGGTGAATACCGCGCTGCTTATGGCGATGGAACCGACGCTCCGGTCTCCGAAATGAACCCGCCTGCTCCCGGCAACGCGCCCGAGACTCCGCCGTCCTACACTCTGCCTCCTGCTGCAAACACGCCGCGAGGTCAAACCTACGATTTGGCAGTCGGTAGCGTTCTTTATGGTGACACCGGGATGGCTCCGTCTGCTCCGGCAGAAACCCCAAAGACCTACGACAATCAAGTTGGCAGCGTTTTGTACGGGGATATCTGGAACCAGATTCCAAATGCCGCTGCTGGTTTTACGGTTCCGCCTAAGATTACTCCAGCCAAAAAGCTCGCCACCCAAAAAGCAAAGAAGAAGTAAATGGCAGATACAACAACATCTAGAATGCTTGCACAAGCTGCGTTGCGTGCAAAGAAATCTGCACCAATGGGCCAGGCAGTTGCCGCTGCATTCAATCCTTACTTGGGTGAGATTGCAAACGCAACTGGGATGAGTGCGGAATCATTAACGCCCGACATGGTGGGCAACCTGAACTACCGAGCTGGTCTTGCTAGCGAAGGCGCAATGACACAGGCTGATTACATGGACTCCTTGCGAACCTCAGTCCCGGAATACACCAATGCAAAGTTTGCCTACGCCGAGGAGAAAAGAAAGAAAGCTGCTGCTGACGCTATGGCTTTGGCT